AAACGCTACAAACTAAGGAAAAACCATGAGTGACATGACCCCCAACCAAATGCGTAAGAAAGCGGATGAAATTGAAGCCGCAGGTGGCCCTATGGCGCTAGAACGCGCCAACAAACTTCGTGACGATGCGAACGATATGGAATCTGGCGCTTACGAAGCCGACCGCAAAGCTGGTAAGTTAAATAACAAAGGCGGCATGGTTGGCTACAAAAAAGGCGGTATGCCCAAAAAGATGAAGGGCGGTGGCTCTGTCCGTGGTTATGGCTTGGCTCGCGGTGGCCGCGCCTGCAAAATGGTCTAAGGAGTTATGTTATGGATAATAAAGCATACGCTGCACGGAACAAGATGGAAACAGAACTCAATAAAGAAATGCGTAGGCGTTCAGATGAAATGATGCCAAAAAAAGACAAAGAAATCCAAGCAAAAGCAAAAGAAGAAGCTAGGCGTGACGCAAATAGTCTTGCTAAGAAGGGCGGCGGTTCAGTCAAAGGTTATGGTATGGCCCGTGGTGGCCGCGCCTGCAAAATGGTCTAAGGAGTTATGTTATGGATATGCCTGATACAGAGATTGAGGCTCCTGCGGTTACAGCCAATCCGATGGCTGCCGCCCGCATGAAAAAGATAAACCCTAAAGGTCGTAAGCTCGACAAGCGCGGCAACCCAATCGTCACCAAAGAGGAATTAGAAGCCTCGGGTATGTCTTTGAATGAGTTCTTGAACAAAGAGCGTGGGTTGACACCTCGTAAGAAATCAGCCCCGTCAAACGTTCGCATGCGAACCCCGAGTGACGCTGACATTAGCCGTGCGCGGTCAGAAACAGCAAAAGCAAAAGCGGCATCAGCCCCACCAAACGTTACCATGCGAACCCCGAGTGACGATGACATAAAGCGCGCCAAAGCCATGACCGCCAAGGCGCTGGAAGAGAAGTACGGTTCTGGCATGAAAGCTGGCGGCATGGTCAAGAAAGGCCGTGATGGTATTGCTCAGCGTGGTAAGACCAAAGGAAGGATGTGCTGATATGATGAATTGTCGCGGTATGGGTCGGGCTATGAAGCCTGTTGCCTTTAGCAATAAAGGCCGGGTAAAGACTACCGAAAAAAATGGCCCCGAAGGCCACCGCGATGATGAATGGCGTTATGTCCCACCCAAAGGGCAGCAAAAGATGCCCTATTACCCCCCTAAAGACAAGAACGACAAAGTCGTAGAAGCTAAAAAGGGTGGTAAGGTCAAGTCAAAAGTAAACGCCGCTGGCAATTACACCAAACCCAGTATGCGTAAGCAACTGTTCGAGTCTATTAAGGCGCAAGCTGTTCAAGGCACCGCTGCTGGTCAATGGTCAGCTCGCAAGGCGCAGTTGCTTGCTAAGAAGTACAAAGAGAAAGGCGGTGGCTATCGTGGCTGAAAAATACGATTACCGCAGTAAAGTCCGAAAAGATATTGATCCTAGCGAAGTTATACCGACTAGGAAGTCTTCTGGAGCTAAGTTAAGCCTACCCGGTGGTATGAAGGCCCCGAAGAGTAGAAGCTCTGACCTTGCGGATGCGCTGTCTATGTTTGAAAAAATGTCTTCTAAAAAAGAAGTCACTGCCAAGAGTGGTAAGTGGATTCAAAGCGCAATTAAGAAGCCCGGTGCTTTGCGTAAGTCTATGGGTGTTAAGGCTGGTGAGACTATTCCAGCTAAAAAACTCGCCAAGGCAGCTAAAGCTCCGGGTAAGATGGGTCAACGTGCCCGTCTAGCCCAGACACTGCGGAAGATGAAGAAGTGAAAAAACCGCAGCAGTCTTTAAAGGCTTGGACGGCCCAGAAATGGAGAACCAAGAGTGGTAAAAAATCTTCTGAAACAGGCGAAAGATACTTGCCAGAGTCTGCTATCAAAGCTCTTAGCCCTGCGGAGTACGCTGCTACAACACGTGCAAAACGCAAAGGCAAAGCTACTGGGCAACAATTCGTCAAACAACCCAGAACAATAGCCAAAAAGGTGGCACCATACAGGAATAGGGGCAAATAATGGCTACATCAGGCACCTCAGCATTTAACATGGACTTGACCGAGTTGGTCGAGGAGGCGTTCGAGCGTGCTGGTTCCGAGATGCGTTCTGGGTACGATTTGCGTACTGCTCGTAGGTCTCTTAATTTGATGTTTACCGACTGGTCTAACCGGGGTATTAACCTTTGGACAGTTGAGCAAGGTTCTCAAGTACTTACTGCCGGTACTGGCACGTACACCTTACCGGCTGATACGGTTGATCTTTTGGAGCATGTTATTCGCACGGATGCCGGGTCTTCGGCAAATCAAGCTGATTTGAGTGTTTCACGTGTTAGTGTTTCTACCTACGCTAGCATCCCAAACAAACTGACTACTGGTCGTCCGGTGCAGATATACATCGACCGTCAGACGAGCGCCCCGTCAATTAACTTGTGGCCTATCCCCGATACCGCTCAGACTTATACGCTGGTTTATTGGCGTTTGCGCCGCATCCAAGACGCTGGTAACGGCGTGAATACGATGGATGTACCATTCCGTTTCTTGAACTGCTTGACAGCAGGTCTGGCGTATTACTTGGCGTTGAAGTTACCAAACGGACTTGAGCGTATTAGCTTACTCAAACAACAGTATGACGAAGCATGGGAGCTTGCTGCTACTGAAGATAGAGAAAAAGCCACGTTCCAACTTGTACCACGGTACATGACCATAGGGTAAACTCTGATGTCTTCTAAATACGCCCAAGGTAAACACACCATCGCCGAGTGCGACCGGTGTGGGTTCCGCTATAAGCGTAAGACACTTAAAGAGTTAGTGATTAACGAGGCTCCAACCAACCTCCAAGTTTGTAATGAGTGTTGGGAAGCCGATCATCCACAGTACAAAGTAGGTAAATACCCTGTGGTCGATCCGCAGGCTATTATGAATCCACGCCCAGATCGCTCGCTTGAATATACAGGAGCGCCGACGGCGTCTAGAGACATAGAATGGGGCTGGGGCCCCTTGTATGGAGTGCAATCTTCAGGTACAGTTGGCACTGTTACGGTGACCACATCGTAAGGAGTTAGTATGAATAAAACCGCTTGCTTAAATAAATATCAACAACCCAAGCCCGTTCCAGTTCCTAAGACTGCCGGGTATCCTGAAACCGGGGTTAAAACTTCTGGTGTCAAGACTCGTGGTAACGGTGCTGCTACCAAGGGCACGATGGCCCGAGGACCAATGGCATGAGGAAGCTCATTGAATCTAGACAGCTAGACAACGGCGTTATTGAGCCGACACACGAGATTGAAGTTGTGTGCGCTCATTGCCAAGACCCTGTTAGTGCTGCTGAAGAATCTACTGGCGTTTGTACCAATTGCGGCGAGCCTTGGCAATCAAAGCAGAGCGTCAAGATTTGGGCTACTTCCGTGCCGTGGGCTAGCGGCGGAGTGATGTAATGAACTACTCTGAGTTGACGACTGCTATACAGGATTACACTGAAAATACTTTCAGTGCGACAGAACTTGCTACGTTTGTTAAGCAAGCCGAGCAGCGTATTTACAACTCAATTCAGTTCCCGTCTCTACGTAAAAACGTAACCGGTACAGCGACCATCGGGAACAAATATTTAAATTGCCCGAATGATTTTCTATCAAGTCATTCTTTGGCGATTGTAGATGGCAGCGGTGCGTATGAGTATTTGTTGAACAAGGATACCAACTTTATTCGTCAAGCGTACCCGACCCCAACAGATACAGGTTTACCCAAGTACTACGCCATTTTTGGTCCGCAGTCTGGTGACCCAGACGAATTGACTTTTATTCTCGGCCCAACGCCCGATGCTAACTACACGGTCGAGATGCACTACTATTACTATCCAAACTCGATTGTTACCGCTGGTACATCGTGGCTTGGTGATAACTTTGATTCCGTACTGTTGTATGGCTCTTTGGTCGAGGCTTACACCTTCATGAAAGGTGAAACCGACTTACTGCAGCTATACAATGCTAAGTACAACGAGGCACTTCAACTAGCTAAACGGCTTGGAGATGGGCTTGAAAGGCAAGACTCGTACCGTTCTGGTCAGGTGCGAGTCCCAGTAAC